AAAATTTTGTATTTTTGTACAAACTACAAAAATGGCAATTTTAGACAAAGCAAAATTTTTATTAATTCCGTCCGGTTACAAGTCCGCAAAAGTTTATTCAATTTTTCCAAGTTCCGGCGCATTTGACTTCACGTTTGCGCGTACCGGTGGCGACGCAACGCGTCAAAATGTTAGCGGTTTAATCGAAACAAAAAGCGCCAATATACCGCGTTTGAATCATTACAATGGCGGTTGTCCGTCTTTACTTTTAGAGGGTTCCGCGTCAAATATTCAAGTCCGATCAGAAGAATTTGACAATGCAGCGTGGACCAAATTAAACATCACCGCAACGGCGAATCAAATCACATCACCGGAAAACACAACAAACGCCGACAAAATTTTAAGAACGTCAACGTCATCATCTTATATTGTAGATGCTTCAACAAAATCATCGGCGGCGGCTTTGCAAATGACAACATCAGTTTTTGTCAAACAAGGTGAGGGCGATTACTTTGCATTGAGGGTTCAAGGGGTTTATCCGAACCGCGTTGACGCGCGTTTTCAATTTAGCACAAAACAAATTTATTCATATAACGCCGCCGGAACGTTCACCGCCGGGAACACAAAAGTTGAGGAATACGGCAACGGGTGGTTTCGTTTGCAATTAGAATACACAACGGACGCAAACGCAACGGTTAGTTCCTTATTTGCACCGCGAGCATCGGACGGTGATCTTGACGCAACAAATTCAACGTCAACGTCATTTGTTTATTTATGGGGTTGCCAGGTTGAACAATCAGTCGGCGCAAGTACATATATTAAAACCGAAGCGTCCGCGGTCACACGAAATTTTGATGATTGTGTGAATACGTCCACATTCACATTGGGCGCCGATGCGACGTTTTTTTATGATTTTGAAATTGACACATACACCGACGATTTTTTGCGGTTGTTGTCCATTACAAACGCGGGATTGACAAAATATTTGCGTCTAAATTCTAAAAAAGACGGCACAAATTATTTTGGTTATGTTCGCGCAACATCAAACAATGGGACGGCAAATTCATTAATTACGTCAAGTGAAAATTTAATACCATTTTTTCAGCGCAATAAATTGGCGATTCGTTTGTTTGGCAATTCTTTTAAAATATTTTTGAATGGATCACAAATAAAAGCCGGAACGGTGACGGGTGATTTTGACGTTTTAAATGGCGAAGCAATTGTTTCAGATTTTGCCGAAACCACAACAACAACCGGAATGACGCGAAAATTGTTTGCGCACGCAATATTTGATGAAACATTGACAACAAGCGAATTAACAACATTAACAACACTTTAAAACAAATAAAATGATAGTTAAAAAATACGAATTTCCAAGCGAAAAAAAAGCGGACGAATACATTAAAAAATTAGGCGTTATAAAAGACGACGAGGGCAACGAACACCCCGCGCACAAAAATTCAATTGTGAAGTTGGGTTTTATTTGCACAAAAAAAGGCGAATATAATGACGAGGGCGAACAAATACAAGCGCCGGAATTTGCGGACAAATATTCCGTTGACGTGCTTTGGCGCGATTCAATCCGTCCGGTTGATGATGAAACAGAAATCGAGGGCGATTTGCCGTTGGATTTATGGTCCGATTATGAAATCGTTTTGGACAATGAGGGCGTTCACGCATTTATGGGCGTTAAATATATCAAATAATTAAAATAAATAATTCGTATATTTACAAAAAATTTAATAAACTTAAAAAATAAATAAATGGCAACAACGGGAGTTTTTAACGGGACAAACTTATTATTAAAAATTGAGGGATCAACGGTCGGACACACGACATCTTGTTCGCTTTCATTATCAATGGACACGCCGGAAGCGACAACAAAAGATTCCGCCGGATTTTCAGAATATATCGCCGGAGTAAAAGGCGGTGAAATATCATTCGAGGGCCTTGTAGCTTACGATGACGCATCAAACGCAATTGAAATGGCCGATTTCTTATTGGCAAGAACACAATTAACTTGTGTATTTGGAACAACTGAAAGCGGTGACGCTATATATACCGCCGAAGCATTTTTAACATCGGTTGAAATGTCCGGGGAAATGGAAGCGGCCGTGACTTATTCCGGTTCACTTACAATCACCGGCGCGATCACGAAGTCCACAAACTAAAAAATTTAAAGTTTATTATTTTCGGCCGCCGTCATATTTTTTGGCGGTGGCTTTTTTATTTATTAACGACAAACAACAACAAAAATGGCAAACAAACAAAAAGGCTACATTGACATCAATGTCGGTGGCAAAAAACGAACACTTCATTTTTCAATGAATTTTTGGTCGGAATTTACCGAACAAATGGGAATTTCACTTCAAGACATCGGAAACGTTTTTCAAAACGGTATTTCATTAAAGGGATTGCGGGCGCTTATTTATTCCGCAATATTAGCAAACGACCAGGAAAACGGAAACGATGTTGATTACAATATTTTCACCGTTGGCGCTTGGTTGGACGATTTGGAAGCGGAAACAATCAACGACATTGTCAACGCGATGTTGCAATCCAAAATTTTGGGCAACTCGTTAAACGCCGAAATGGAAAAGCCGGGAAAGGTGAAGCCGTCAAAAAAGTAAATTTTGAAACTTTGACCGATTACTATGTCGGTTTGATTGGCATAAAACCAAACGATTTTTGGCGGCAAACGTGGCGTGAAAATGGATTAATCGCCGAACATTATCACAACAACATCAATTTGCAATGGGAACAAACGCGGTATTTAGCCGTAATGATTCATAATGTTCAATGTGAAAAAAAATCGCAAATGCTAAAACCGGAAGATTTATTTGAATTGCCGGTTGACAAAAAACGTCAAATTGAACGCGCCAAACCAAAATCGACACGGGAACAAATGGAAGCGTTTGAATTAAAAGCCAAACAAATGAACAACAAAAAACCACTAAAATAACCACAAAAAACGGCAAAAGTACCGAAAACGGACATTTGATTTAAGGCCTTTTTTAGCCGTTTTAAGCGGTCTTCATACCGCTGCGGTATATACACACCAAAAATTCGAGAACATTCAACAGTTAAAATTTACCTTTGTATAAAATTGAAAAAATTTTTTAAATTTTAATACGTCTTTTTTTTTGTATTTTTGTTTAAAATATTCCTTTTATGGCCGAATCAAATTTAAAATTAAACATCACCGGCGATTCGTCGAAATTAAAAAACGCTTTAAGTTCCGCGAGTTCAAAATTACAATCTTTTGGTTCTAAAATGCAAAGCGTTGGCAAATCAATGTCAACACGTTTGACGTTGCCTTTGGTCGCTGCGGGCGCTGCTGCTACAAAAATGGCTTTTGATTTCGACAAATCAATGTCACAAATTGAATCATTGGTAGGTATTGCCGGCGACAAAGTTAAAGAGATGGGCGAAGCGGCTAAAAAAATGGCCGTTGATACCGGGCGAAGTGCAAACGAGGCCGCCGAAGCATTGTTTTTTATAACGTCCGCCGGTTTGAGAGGCGCCGACGCAACCGACACATTGAGCGCGTCTTTAAAGGCCGCCGCGGTTGGATTGGGTGAAACAAAAACAATTGCCGATTTGGCAACGTCCGCAATGAATGCTTACGGCGTTGAAAATTTAAACGCAACCGGTGCAACCGACATTTTGGTCGCTGCGGTTCGCGAGGGAAAATTGGAAGCGTCCGAATTAGCCGGTGCAATGGGCGGCGTCATTCCGATCGCATCAAATATGGGCGTTGGATTTGATGAAGTCGGCGCGGCATTGGCTGCAATGTCAAGGACCGGAACAAACGCGGCAAACGGTGCCACACAATTGACCGCAATTTTAGCGTCGATAAAAAAACCAACACAACAAAGCGCCGAAGCAATGTTGGCGTTGGGAACATCACAAGAACAAATTTCGCAATCATTAGCCGAAAAGGGTTTGATGCCTACTTTAATGGATTTGTCGGCACGTTTAGAACAAACCGGAATGGACGCAACCGCAATATTTCCAAACATTCGGGCGTTAAAAGGGGTTTTGGATTTAACCGGAAAAGGTGCCGCCGACAATGTTAAGATATTCGACGCTTTAAGCAATACAATGGGCGCAACCGACGAAGCGTTTAACAAAACATCAAAAACCGCGTCATTTCAAGTGACGCAAGGTTTGAACGCAATGAAAACGTCGTTGTTGTCAATTGGTCAAACAATCTTGGAAATGGTCGCACCGGCAATTCAAAAGATTGGCGCATTTATGACGAATTTGTCCGAAAAATTTAACGCATTATCGCCAACAGTTAAAAAAATGATTGTTGTTTTTGGTGGCGTTGTCGCTGCATTGGGACCGGTAATTGCGATAATTGGAAGTTTATTGACAATGGCGCCGGCAATCGGTGCCGCATTGACTTTGATGACCGGGCCTATTGGTTTGGTAATCGCTGCATTGACGGCGGTTGGCGTTGTTATTTATAAAAATTGGGCAGGTATAAAAGTCGCATTAATTAAAATCGGGAATTATTTTATTGATTTATACAATAATTCGTTACCAATAAAATTAATTGTTAACGGAATTATAATGTCATTTAAAAATATGATTGCGGCCGGAAAATTTGTTTTTTCAACATTGGTCACAATTATAAAAACGACCGGCAAAAATATTGTTTCAATATTGGGTGGCATTGGTGACATTATAATGGGGATTTTTACGTTTGATTTGGAAAAAATAAAAGCCGGTTTTGTTAACGCGTCAAAAGGCATAAAAGACAATATGTTAAGCGCGTTTAATGATATAAAAACGGACGCCAAAACATTAGGTTCAAGTGTTGTTGATAATTTTAACGAGGCATTGGAACAAAAACAAATTGCGCGAATTACCGTTCCGGTGGCGGTTGTTTCAGCCGGTGACGGCGGTCAAACAGCAGCCGGTGGCGGTGGCGGAACAACAACAACAACGTCCGGTGGTGGTGGCGGTGGTGGTCGCGCTGCGGTTTCAAGTGTTTCGGCGCTTGAATCCGGCGGCGTTATGACACCAATAACAAACGCAATAAAAGCCGACACGGCGGGAATCCCGGCGGCAATTGCCGAACAACAAGCGGCATTAAGTGAAAGTCAAATTTTATTATTAGAAAAGGCCGCATTGTTTCAACAACAAGCCGGTCAAATAATGACGTCCGGAATGCAAAACATTGTTAGTGGAATGGCCGGTGCGATTGGTGGCGCAATTACAAGCGGAGGCAATTTAATGGGTGCATTGGGTGGCGTAATAATCGGCGGAATCGCGCAAATTGCGGAAAATTTAGGGCGTGCCGCGATAAAAATTGGATTAACAATGAAAGCCATTAAAATGGCATTTAAATCACCCGCAACCGCAATCGCGGCCGGGGTTGCTTTGATTGCAATATCAAAAGTCATTCAATCGGTCATTCCAAAAATTGCAAGCGGTGAAGCGGCCGCATTCGCCAACGGTGGTATTGTTAGCGGTCCCACAATGGGATTGGTTGGTGAATATCCAGGCGCGCGACAAAATCCGGAAGTCATTGCACCGCTTAACAAACTGCAATCAATGATTGGTGGCGGCGGTCAAAATATAAATGTTGGCGGTCAAATACGATTAGAAGGACAAGACTTGT